TTAAGACAGCCGCGGATAGATGCCAGGGCCGATCGGCAGTCCCACCAGATACCAGCCCACCAGCAACAGCAGCCAGACGGCGAGAAAAATCAGCGGGTAAGGGAGCACCAGCGAGTAGTAGGTGCCGAGGCGGGCATCCGGCCGGTAGCGCTGTAGAAAGCCGAGAAACAACGGCACAAACGGTGACACCGGCGCCAGCGGCAGCACCGATGAATCAGCGATACGAAACAGGATCTGCGCAAACGCCGGGTGAAAGCCCAACAGCATAAACATTGGCACGAAGATCGGCGCCAGAATCGACCAGATGGCCGAGCCGCTGGCGATAAACATACACAGAAAAGCCGACAGCAGCGCAAGGCCGACAAACGCCGGAACACCGTTCATGCCTGAACTCTCCAGCAGATCCGTCAGCCCGACGGCCATAAACTTGCCCATGTTGCTCCAGTTGAACATGAAGGGAATAAATAATTAAAACAATAGGATATGTTGTTTTGGGGTTCTATTGGGGTGCCGCGTGATGCAAAAATAAAACCGGATGCTACATAATGTGCGGCATCCGGAATTGAAGTTACAGTGTAACTAATGATCGCTTTTCATCTTTTCCAAGAGGTCCCGGCCTTTCTTCAACTGCGCATCAATGTGATCCGCAAGGTCTTGAATGTGGATCATGCGCGGTGCTTTTTGGCTTTCTGCGGCTCGGAAAGTTGGAATGGGGATCTCGCCCATCGCAGCGCGTTTTTCCGCTGTTGCCGGTTTCAGCCCAAAATACTTTTCACATACCTGGCTGAGCGGAACCGTAGCAGACCCGTATTCGGCCATTAACAAAAACATCGTGTTCATCTTCACCTCATACCACAATCAGGCCACGACAGTGGCGCCACAATTCAAATTCTCTTTTCATGTCGCTAACTCCGAAACAGCCAGGCAATGGCGAACGCACAGCCGACGATGCTGAATGCCGTAGGCCAGTCCATCACTTCACCTCCTGCGGGGCGGCCGGCAGCGGCATCCAGTGGGTTATCTCACTACTCTGAAATTGTGCTTGTAGCTCGCTTTTGATGAACCATACCGGGCCCTGTCTTTTGCTTTCACTCCACCATCCCCAGTAATTACCGTCCGTTTCCGGCATCCGCTCACTTACCGGAATCCATTTACCCGGCACGGTAGCGGGTTCACTGCCGGGTGATTGCGGGGCGGCTGCGAGCATGACCTCGGTTTCCGCAATCAGGTTGTGAGGTAGTTGGCATCCTGCATTTTGCATGCCGTGGCCAAATGCCAGCCAGCGCCGAAGCATGTCCGCTGAACCATCCGGAATTGCAGGAGAGTTGCAAGCGCTGAGCAATCGTTCCATGATTTCGACCATATCTTCTGGCGGAACCTTGCAGGACTGGCCGATGTGCCTCTGCTGTCTGGCGTATTCGAGAATGTGCTCCAGTTTGTTGCGGTTGATCATGACTTACCTCCGCTGAGCATGGCGGCGCGGCGGCACACATTCCATACACTTTGAGCATCATCATCGCTAAAAAGAATCCCTATCTCTTCAGCAATCAATTCCCGAAGGTTTGATGGCATGCTGTATGGAATATCATATGGAGAATCCCCAAGCGGTACATAACCCACTACCGGCGCTGGCTGCTCTTTGATGTGCATACGCGGCTCTCCGTCTTTCGGCTCCGGCCATTTGCGCTGCTTGTTCACCGCCAGCTTTTCAATCATTGCCTGCGTAATCTGCTCATCAGTGATGCCTGCACGACGCTGCGCATCCCACAGCAGGAACTGCATATCAGCCCATTCTGACAGGTCGCCGGGCTGTTCAGCGGCTTCCAGTGCTTCTTTGCTGAGATGCTTCAGCGGGCCAACCGGGCCGACATTACCGAAAGTTGCCTGTGACCACTCGGCATGCGCACTGCGTACCTGCTCACGTTCCGCCGCTGGCTGCGCGTGGCGATAGAGCTTAGTGCCAGGCTCAAAGGACTGGATAAGGCGGCGATAAGAAAGCGCATCCCCTCCATCATCGCCAACAACAATCACCGGCTCGCTGTCCGCTACCGGCTGCGCTGGCGGCATATCTGGACCTTTGCGAATAGCTTTTGCCAGCTCAATAGGGTCATCGTAAAGCCAGTCTCCGGTCTCAGGGTGATTGGCTTCTGCCAGTTGGGAGGCCCACTCCAGGCCGTCTTTGTGTCCCTGTAGGTAGTCGAGAGGCATCTCAACCGGCTCGCTGTCCATTGCGGCCAATGCCATGAGGGCCAGCTCCTCAGCCTCTTCAGCTGGCAGCATTACGTTGCTTCCGGCGCCGTAGGTTTCACGCCATGATTTAATTTTTGCCAAGCGCTCTCTGGTTATGGTTGATTTGGTCATTTCTTTGCTCTCCTGCGGCTTTTGGCTTTTCGGCGTTCTGCAGCCTTCCCTGTATGGCGATTTGAAACTGGATATGATTGCGGACGAAGCTCGCAAATGGTTCTTTCCCATGCCACAGAAGCTGTACCTATCGAGGCAAGTGCCATCGCTATTGCTATTGATGACTTACGCATCACTCAGCCTCCCACTTGACTACAATCCCATGTGCTGACAAATACTTTTCAACACTGACCTTGCATTCCAGCCGACACGCATTATGTATTGCTGCCAAATCATCATTGCCGAATTCACCATCAACGTAATCAGATGGTAATCGGCGGGATGCCAGATTCACGGTGACGGAGCGGGACTCCAACTGAGAAATCCGCTGCTGCGCCTTCTCCAGCGCCTCTACCAGCGCGAGGACGTCGTCGGCATTTACATACAGACTTTCATCAAACTCCTTTGCTGAAGCAGCTCGCCGTCTCAGGCTCTGCGCCAGTTCGGTGATATCAGTCATGCTGCATCCTCACATTCGTGACTTTCCGGATCGTCGGCTTTGTAATAACCGCCGCACAAATTGCAGCGGACTTCTGTCACATCGTCATAGTTAGTAGTCCCGGTTATCATTTGCCGGCCCCCTTCACGAAAATTACCCAGTGCGTTTTGTCCGCTTTCCCTGTTCGTTGCCAGATGGCTGGCTTCTCGTCGGTCAGCGCCAGAATCTGGCTCACCGGTATCTGGGTTTCGTTCCATTTGAAGATAAGAACGCCGTGTGGCCGCAGTACGCGAAATGCCTCTTTAAACCCAGCACGCAGGTCATCGCGCCAGGTGTCTTTGTTCAGGCGACCGTATTTCTTACCCATCCAGGCGTTTTCGCCAATTCGTTCAAGATGCGGCGGGTCAAACACGACAATGGGGAAAGAGGCGTCAGCGAACGGTAGCGCGCGGAAGTCGGCGATAATGTCCGGGCTGATAACCAGGCTGCGTCCGTCGCAAAGTTTGTGCTGCTCAGCACGGATATCACTGAATACAGCGCGCTCGTCCTGTTTATCGAACCAGAACATGCGGGAGCCACAGCACATGTCGAGAATGGTTTGCTCAGTCATTCCAGGCCTCCAGCTCGTTCTCGATCTCTTCATCTATTTCGTCATTGGTAGCGTCTTCATCCAGGTAGTCACGCGCCTCTTGCAGGTATTGTTCATGGCGCTCCCGATACCAGGCCGAAAATTCTGGTGTCCAGCCATTCGGTTCGCCGTCGTAGTCAACCTTGGCGTTGCGTTCAGCCATGTTCTCGACCATGCTGTAAGCTGTGGTGAGCGCTGCCTCGCGGATAAATCCACGTAGATCACGTTTACGCCAATACGGATTCACCTTTGAGTCGCAGAGAGGTTTAAACTCAACTTCCCAGCGGCGGATGCAACGTGCATTAAGTGATTTGCTCATATCGTTACCGGGAGGGCGGACCCTCCCGCCTCCCTTAGCCCACGTATTCCGGTTTCATGTCGTCCAGGGTGATGCGGAACTGGTCATACAGTTCATCACCGAGGTGGCGGCGCGATGAGGTCAGGGTGCTTTCTGCCTTCGCGAATAACGCTTCGGCTTCCGGATCCCCCGGGTTAGGAAGTGAATTTATGGCGGCCTCAACTTTGTTCTTCGCATCAACAAGGTAGTAGCGTTTCACCGCCTTACTCTTCAGTTCGGTATACAAAGCAGTACCCAGCAGAGCTTTCTGTGATTCGATGTCTACACGAATGGCTTTGGCCTGGTCCACTGAGTCAGCTGTTTCAATCCGCTCTCGGAGTTCGTGAGCAACAGAGTCAACGTTAGATGCAGGCTCTTGCGTGCTGGTGGAATCGCCAACGGAGTGTGTTATCTCATTCAGCGTGACCTTTTCTGTCTGCGCCGGGTTGATAACCCTTTCTTCGCGTTCGTCAATTTCATCGGCGGTATAGACCCCGAGGATCACATCCGGGCAGTACAGCCGCGCCCAACGTTTAACGGCGAGATAGGCCAGTTGCTGACGGGGGTCGCTCGCCCACAGTGTAGAGTTGCGGACTTGTGCCTGTGAAAGCATCAGCACAAGCTCGCGAGGCTCTGATTCTCCTTTGAGCGTTGCCCAGGCGCGGACGCCCACGCCAGCTTCATCTTGCAAATCCCAGCCCGACGCGATGTAGTCGTTACCTTTGCCGCTGGTTTTTTTAATGAAGCGGCCAACGATATTTTCCCATGCACCAAACCATTCAAAATGGATCCGGTCTTTGGTTGGAGCCATGGTGTTAATTACCGCATTCACCAGTTGTGCCTCATAGCCAAGCACACCTGAGTTACCCACGATGAAGGTTTTCTGTGCCACTGCAAACGGATCCATACCCCAACGCGCTGCCTGCATCACTACAGCCATGCACGCATCTGGTTTCCCGCGATAATGCTCAGGCACGAAGTTTCCACTATTGGCCATTACTTCCGAGAGCGTGCGCAGGCGGTTGAACAATTCACCGTTCGTCAGGATAGAAACGTTGTCGATCTTCTGGGTCTGGTTTTCAGTAGTTGCGACTAAATTGGACATTGTTATTCCCCCTTATGCCTGTACGCGCAGCGCTTCGAGACGGCGCATATCAAAATCGTTAAGTTCTTCGGTGTAGTCTTCGGTAATCGGCGCCGGCCATTCGCCAGTGTCGAAACCGTTCGCGATGGCGCGCATTGCTTTGCGATATTCCAGCATGCCGAGTTCCAGCAGTTCTTCGGACGCCTCGATGATGGCGATCCAGTGGTAGTTCTCGTCTTTGTTGACGAATATCCAGAAGAACTGGTCAAGGGCTGCGGTTTCGCAGTACATAGCCGCGCTCAGGTGGTAATCGCGCTCGATGATTTCCCGGTGCAGCTTCGCGCGCAGGCCTTCCTGTTTAATGTTCCACATACTGATGGTTTTCAGGTCCGCACCAATGCGTAGGCCGCCCATGTCTATCTCAAGGTCAGGGCGCACACGAACTTCCAGCCCGGTTTCCTCATCAATGCCGAAATAGCTCACCTCGACGGCACGGCTCGGGTGCGTCAACAACTTGCCAGCGGTCGGGTGATTCAACAGTGCTTTCTGAATGGCCAGTGCCGTAGCCAGCTGCTGGCGGGTAACCAGCACTTTTCCTTCCGGGTTCTCGCGCCATGCATCCAGAAGCTCGTCGGCAAACACGGCATCCGGTTTTACCGATTTCACGGCCTGAATCAGATCGGCCTTTGTGCCAGAGACTTTCAGGGGCTGCGCCTTCTGTGCTTCCTGAGCAACCATGTCAGGATTAATAAGCGCCAGCTGTTCCAGTAAGGCATCGCGGCCACCGCTGGTTTTCACCTGGGCGGGCAGGGTGGCGTTGTATTCTTTGATGCAGGCCTTCATTGCGGTGGCGGTTTGCTTCTGACCGTCTTCAATGCGCTGGAACTCAGCAGGTAAAGACATATAACCCTGGCCGGTTTCTTCAACTGATGTACCCAGGGGAACCTGGGCGGGCAGGTTCGCGTTGTATTCCTCCAGGTATCTTTTGATGTCATCTGCGCTGAGTAAAACCGGAAGCCCGTTGTTGTATTCGTCGATAAATGCGCGGATCGTCGCCGTAGTGGTGAAGGCGCCTTCCGGAATTTCCGGCTCGATACTGAATTCTTTTTCCAGCTGATCAGGCTGCAGCGCCAGTGCATGCACCAGATTGCCCATATCCAGAACAGGAGAGCGCACCTTCTGGATGGTTTTGGATACGTGGCGCGCCTCGAAATACATCAGCGATACCCGGGCATCTTTAACCATCGTGGAGCTGATGCCGTTAGCGGCGTGGTAGACCTCATTTGGCACGCCTTCATATCGACCAGGCTCGAAATACTCCGGCCATGCTGGCGCTGCTTGTTCAGACTCTTCCTCTTCATCGCTATGAGCACTCTCTGAAACCTGGCTTTTCAGCACTTCGGCGGTAAGATCCGGGCAGCGTTCAGCCAGTATTTTGCTCATGTTCACGGCAGTTGTTTGCGCAGGAGGCTCATCAGCGCCTTCGCCTGCTGATACCGCATTATCATTTTCGTCTTCGACCGGCTGAGCCGTTTCCATCTGCACATCGCTGGTGGTTCCCCCGGAATTAGCTGGATGTAATTTTTCATCTGCAGCGCGCTGGCGCGCCTGGTCCACTATAGAAAGTGCTGGTGCTGGCTTGCTATCCATCAGACCATCAATCGAAAAAACACCATTGCCCATGTTTGAAACTTCAGGCTGTTTGGGTTTGGTCAGGTCTTCGGTTATCCACTTCGGATCCGTGGGGTCACTGATACCTTCGACATATTCGCCGCGTTCGGCGGCCAGAACCTGATTAGCGTCAGGGCGTTTCTTTTGCGCTTCTTTCACCAGTTCGGTGCCAATTACCTGAAAATCAGTTGGGAGAGTTTCCAGGTCCGGCACACCTTCATCTCCATCGATAGCCTTTTTCACAGCGTCCAGAGTGACGGCGGCAGATGAAACATGACCAGCTTTTTCAAGCGTTTCAGTAGAAGGGGCGTCATGCTTATGCTCGGTCAGGTTCGCATTGATATAGGTCTGCAGACTTACCGGGAAATGATGAATGTCGCTGGTGGCGCCACGAATAAGGGCAAAAATGGCGGCGCGGGAATAATCCAGGATGCCTGCAACCTTGCGCAGCGCTGCCGACCATTCCTTGAACGGACTTTCTTTCTTCTGAACGATCTCTTTGGCCCGGCGGTGAATTGATGCCGGGAAATTGTAGATATCGAAATCCATTGGCATTGTGGCCAGGGCTATTTCTACATCGAGCGTATCAAGGGTATGGGTGTAGTCAGGATTGCGATCAGTTTTATTACCGCCGCCAGCATTCGTACCTGCATCAGTTTTCATAACTGAAGAAATACAGTTACCGGCAGCCCATTCCCTGGTGAGAATGCCGCGGTCGATCGCGTTCGTGGCGAACCACAGCTTAGCAAACTGGATACGCTTACCGAGCTCATGCCGTTTCCCTTCCGGGAAGACTTTTTTATTGGCGCTGGTGAATTTCCAGAGCGCCGGCATATCGTATTTTTTGATTTCAGGGACATTCTCGGCGGCCAGAATCAGATCCTGGACGGCCGCATTATCAGTGTCCATTTCAAGAGCTGACAGCTCCTGCCGGTGAGGCATGCTGATATGATAAACGTGACGTTCTTCAGCCATGTACTGCGCCAGCAACTGAGCGCGAAAGGGGAGTTCTGCCACGTTAAAAAGCGCGCTGGAATCGTCCTGGTATTCATCACTACCGAAAGTTTCCACGGTCTCACCTTGTGCCGCGTCGCCAGTAGTATTGGCTTCAACAAACTCGCCACTAACGGGCTCAGCGGATACCCCGGCATCATCGCCGTGATGAACATCAGCAGGCGCCTGTCCTGGCTTCAAAGTCCAGGTTCGGCCATCATCGCCGAGCTGGTAGCGTTCGCACCATGAGTAATCGAGAACACCCTCCGCCGGCAGGTCGTTGAATACCGGGAAATCGGTACGAATTGGTTTTTGATAGTCTTTGCCGCGGCCTGTTTCGATCCCTGCGTCTTCCAGATCGACGTCCAGCTGCAGAAGGGCGCGAGCTTCTGATTTATTAGTGCGCCAGATTACGGCATCAGCTTTACCCGATTTTTGAGTCGCTTTTATCAGATAAAAATATTCCATGTGATAGCCTCTATTTTGGATGTAGAATTCCCCGGGCCATTGGTAGCGCCCATTCAGGGTGGTCATTGGTTTTGGTAATTTCCGGTGTAACTTTGGTCGGTGGCACCGGACGTACAGCCCGCTTCGGCGGGTTTACGTTAGCCCTCGTGAGCCATCTGGTCGTAAGAGGCGCAACGTTCAGAGCAGTACTCTTTTTCTTTCCGTGCGAGCTGGTTCCCCTGGAGGTATAACAGGGTGCTCACCACTGGTTTTCCCTCGATCGCTTTACGGCAGTAACCGCATTTCTTCTGCATTCTTCCCCCTACATTTGCACCGTGAACCCGGCCGGATGCTCGTCCAGTACACCTTTCAGCGGATAACATTCAGCTTTCACGTGTTGCTCTTCTGCGGCTGCCTTGCAGTCATTCTCAGTGTCGTAAACGCCGAGCAGGACATCCTGATTACCGCCCGTCAGCATGCTAACGGTGAGAACCAGGGCAAACATCGTGCTCATGAAGGGTCTCCTTTTTGCGCGAGCATGTAGCACACCCGGCGGATGAAAGCTGACAGCGGACTTAAACGAACAGCCTGCTGACGAGCGGGTTTGCGTGCGAAATCATTCATAGAAATAACTCCCTCAGTGCGCTGATAAGCGCTATCCAGATGAAGAGTCCAATTACTGCCGAAATGACCAGGGCTCTGATGCCGTGCTTGCTCATTTCAACCTCTGCCTTGTCGCCGGCCAGCGGAACGTTTAAACCTACTGCGCGTTGATCTCTCCACCTCATCCGGTGCTTCGTATGCCGCCGGCAGCTACTTCGTGGGCTCCATGCCTGGGTGGTTTGTTGCTACAGGGTAATTAAACACTTTGTTTATTATTGTGTCAACTAAATGAGTTTGCATATATAAACAAAAAGTTTATTTTTTGGGGCGGGTACAGGCCTTGGCTGCATTTTTTTAAAGCAGCGAGCGGCTATAAAACCATCAGACAGGGGCGGCTATGGATTACGACGAGGATACGGCGGGGCCGATACTCATGCATTGAGTTTGGCTGTGGTGGATCTTGTTGTGGATGGACACTTGCTCGAACAACATGTGGGAAGCCGTGAACGTCATAGGGAAGTGGACATAAAAAAACCGGCGCGGTGGCCGGCTTTCAGTTTAGTTGTGCGCTTTTTTTCGAATCGTATGCATGAAGACAATAGCGTAAAGGATGCTGGAACTAAAGCGGGGTATTTTTTTAATTCCACCAAAAATCATCCTTATGAAAATCGCAGCCGTTGCAAGAAGAAGAGCAATGGCAGCGAAAAAGATGGATGTTAAAGGATGGCGTTTGATATTTACAGATACGATTAAATTCATAACATCTTGAAAGTTAACGTTTTCACCTTTGTCGATCGACTTATTAGCGCTTTCAACCTGGTTATCTTTTGTGAACAACAAAACAAACGGAACGAGTATGCATACAGAAGAGAAAAACCACCACCTACCAGCACACAGATATGAAAAATAAGCCATATCCTTCATTTTGCTTGGAGCTCGATCATCGTTAAAATAATCTATCGTGACTTTAGAAAGCTTCTCTTTTTCATCCAAAGCAGATGCGCGGCAGGCATACCAGTACGCATAAAGAACCAGCACTGCGATAACAGCAACAATAATCATCATCATCACCTCTTCATCTTCTCTCGCGCCTTAGATTTCCGCCATGCATCATCTACTCTATCATCTAAATCACGCTCTCTCCTGCTGAATTTAGTCCACGTATGCAAGCAGTAAAATGGGAAAGAAAATATAGCAATAACAACGAAATATGCGAGCGTAGGGGATTTGTCATAAATTGACTCCCACAGAAGCCTTATTTGCTTAAGCCCTTCAGGAATCCAACTTAAGTCCATTTATTGCCTCGCGTTCAATTACATCAAGGATCACAAAAACGCTTTACCAAGAAACTTATGGCTAGCCATGCTTCCTGTGTTCGCTAGGGGGACTGCTAAATCATACGGGGAGTGTTACTCCGTATCACCCTTAATCCGCCGCCCCATGTACTTCGCGTACAGTTCGTCGAGTTCCTTCAAGCGTAGAGATACGATTCGCAGCATGTTCTGTTGTTCTTCTTCGTTTGGCAGTTGGTTGTAAAGCTCAAGCAACCTTCGCTCGTCAGGTCTCAATCCGTCTTTAGAGCCCACATCTTGGCCTAAAACCCATTCAAGGCTGACGCCAAGCGCATCCGCGAGCTTTATCGCAGAGCTTTTTCCTATTGCGCCCCGCACAAACCAGTTGTTAACAGACTGTGCGCTCACACCACAGATCCTCGCGATATCAGCTTTTGATATGCGCTTCTTCTCAATGATTTCGTTAAGCCGCTGGACCTGCGGGTTATCTGCTTGGTGCGTATTTTTTCTCATATATCACGATTTTAAACTAAATGTTTACGCTCACAACATTCATAAAGTTGACATTAAAATAAACATAATGTTTAATTTGATTCGTAACCTTTAAGGAGTCACTTATGAATGCATTAGAGAAAGCCATAAAAAATGCTGGTAACGCAAAAAAGCTAGCTGAAAGATTGGACGTCTCATCAATGACAATTAGTCATTGGAAAAAACGTTGTGGGGGGCTTGTGCCTCAGGGCCGCATTTCCTCTATTTTTCAGGTTACAGGCGTTACACCTCACGAACTTCGCCCTGATCTTTATCCAAATCCAACAGACGGCCTACCGAAAGAGGAAGGCTGACTATGCAAACACTTTCCTTTCAACAAAATACCGGATTCAACACCGGCGCCCTGATAAAGCGAAATCAGCTGAGAGAGTCAGATCACGACGCTATTCGCTTTGCTGTTCGCGCCTGGGCTGCAGCTGAGGGCCAGGATGTTGTGTCGGCACACATCATCGATGAGTGGCACCAGCAGGGCGGCGAGGAGATCGCGTTCCCTGATGATATCAGCCGTGCCCGACAGAAGCTTTTTCGCTACCTGGACAACCCTGCCGATTCTGAGCGCTATCGCGAGTACGTTCGCCTTCTTACCCCGGCAATCATGGCCGTTCTTCCGCTGGAGTTCCGACATCGTCTGATGCCTCAGGAGGATATTTTGTCGCGCCTGTCTTCGGCCATGAAGGAATGCGCTGAAGCAAAGCAGGCGGTGATGCTGAACGCGCCAGAGCACCAGAAACTGAAGGAGGTGAGTGAGGGAATAGCGTCGCTTTTCAGGCTAATGCCTGAGCAGACAGGAGCGCTGATGACGATCGTGAGCTCAATGCTCGGCGTGATGTAAGCGAGGTATCCATGAATCACATCGAATTTATTGAGAAGAACGTCCGCGAGGAACTTCTTCGCCAGGGCTTCACGCAAGCAGTGGCCCAGGGGGGGGCATGCCAGGCGGTCGATAGGTACAAGCGGATGTCACAGGCAAGCCGCAAAGGGGGAATGTTTGACGATGTTATGCGATACGCAAAGTTATGGGCTGAGAAGCAGACCAGCGCAGCTGAACGCCGGGAAGCAAAGCGCAAAGTGCGAAAGGGCGGCGACCAGGCTGGGTTGTTCTGAAAGGGTGAAGACTGTTGTGCGCCAACACAGCCAGTCTTCGGGGTGTGAAAAAAGGGCTCTTAGTTCACGGAGTGAGTATGTCAAATACCGCTGAAGTTATCAATTTTCCGATTAAAACCGAGCGTTCGGGAGGTCAAATGGCCGACCTGGCTAACGGGTATACCAAGATCGCAAACGAGATACAGAAGCTCAAGCCGCGTCTGAGGATGTCAGGTCGTGAGTGGCAGTGTCTTGAGGCTGTTATCTGGCTTACCTATGGATGGAACAAGAAGCAGGACCGAGTAACAAACACGGTGATTGCTGAGCTGACAGACCTCGGAGAGTCGCATATTTCCGACACAATCAAATCTCTCGCGGAGCGGAAAATTATCTTCGCTCATAAGCAGGGAGTGATGAAAATTGTCGGTATAAATACTGAGCTATCTGAGTGGATTTTAGACAAACCGAAAACGGGAAAACTCTTCCCGGAATCGGGAAAAGTGTTACCGAAAACGGGAAAACCTTTCCCGGAAACGGGAGACACCCAATACAAGAACAAGAACAATAGTAAAAGATCTTCTTCGTCTCGGAATTCTAAAGAATCCCGAAACGAGGAAACTTTGAAGTTTCTCTCTCGTCATCCAGAAGCGGCCGATGGGATTTATACCCCTGCAGGTAAATCCTGGGGAACAGCTGACGACCTCAAAGCCGCGCGATGGATTTTCGATAAAGCTCTCACCGTGAATGCCTCCCTCTCAGAGCCGAACTGGGTTGAATGGGCGAATGCCATCCGCCTGATGCGCCTGCAGGACAAGCGCACGCACTATGAAATCTGCGAACTGTTCAAGTGGGCAAATGAGGACGGTTTCTGGCAGGGAAACATCCTCTGCCCCTCAAAACTACGTAAGAAGTGGGACCAACTCACAACTCAACGCCTGCGCAGCCATGGTCCATCAAAAACCACATCAGGCGCCAGTGCGCTGGACAATACCGATTGGATCGACGGGGTACTCGAATGAAATCTATCGCAGAAAGCATGCACAACTTCGACCGTGAAAACTTCCAGCGAGTGGCTGCCGGGCTTCCGGAAATGCAGGACGAGCAGGCAGTAAAGCGCCAGGCGGCCAAGACTGCGGAGATCTTCAACGAGCTGTTCCGCCAGCTGCTTGCCGTATTCCCGGTGTTGGCCAACAAATCTGTGGAAGACCTCAACGAGATGCGTCGCCAGTGGTTGTTGGCGTTCAAAGAAAACGGGATCACCACAGTTGAGCAGATTAACGCAGGGATGCGGGTTGCGCGCAAACAGGAAAAACCATTTATGCCATCACCGGGACAGTTCGTCGCCTGGTGTCGTTCTGAGGAGGCGGTAACTGTAGGCCTGCCAGATGCGAGTGAGCTGGTTGAAATGGTTTACCAGTATTGCCGGACTCGCGGCCAGTATCCAGACGCTGAGTCGTACCCATGGCCTGAGCACAAAATCGAACCGTTAACGCTGAAACACAAAGCTTGCTACTGGATGGTTACTGGCTTGTACGCAGACATGCGCGCAAACGGCCTCAGCGACACTGAGCTGCGACGTAAGGCGCAGGATGAGCTTCTGCGTATGGTTCGTCGCTTGAATGCCGGGGAAGTGATTCCCGAGCCGGTTAAACAGATCCCAAAGCTTGGCGGACGTCCGCTGAGTAACGAGCAGGGCTTAAACAAAATCGCTGAAATCCGCGCGAAATTCGGTTTAGGCAGAGGGCGGAATCATGGCTAGAGCATTATCAGCAGTTGAGCGCAGAGAGTACGTCCGCGCAGTGATTCGGATCACCAGGCATCAGGGGCGCCTTACGACCACCGAGGCAATGAAAAAACTGGGGCTGAGCCGCGCTACTGTCCAGCGGTATTTTTCCGAAGCAGAAGCGACTGGCGAGGTTGTCCGGCATGGTCGTTTGGGGCTTTTCCGCGATCAGCGGGCCGTCATCGACTTTGACATGAAGCGTTTTGGCCTGGTGCCGAAAGTTGCTGTTGGGATGAATTACAGCCTGCTTGGCAGTCCTGTTTTTCAGCGAGTTTTAGATGTTCAGGAGGCTATTCATGGCTAAGAATTCAATCGATGTATACGGTGCCAGCGGCAAAACAAACGTGCTCAATTTCGAGCCTGAAAACCTGCACCTGGTCACCGATAAGACCCACCCACTTTATGATGAGCGGGTACACCTGCCTATTGAGGAAGGGATGGTACTGAACATTGCGGAGCTGGGTGTACTTGAGCCGATCATCGTCTGGAAAGACCCTGAAACGGGGCTCACCTGCGTAGTTGTTGGCCGTCAGCGCGTTAAACATACCCTGGAGGCAAATAAACTCCGTCTGAAAGAAGGCAAAGACCCACTGCTTGTACCTGGAGTCGTTAAGCGCGGATCAGCAAATCAGATGGCTAAATACATGGTCAGTGAAAACGAAATTCGCCGACCTGATACACCGCTTGGCCGGGCTAAAAAAATGTCAGACGCGCTCGACCGCGGGCTCGATGAGGACGACATTGCGGTGTTGTTTGGCTGCAGCGTTCAGACCGTTCGTGCAACGCTCTCCCTTCTCGATGCCACTCAGGCCGTCCGGGAAGCGGTGGAGGCTGGAACTGTCACCGTTACCCAGGCACGTCAGCTAGGTGCGCTCACACCTGAAGAGCAGCGGGCAAAAGTAGCAGAAATCGAGCGGGCAACAGCTGGTACTAATGGCCACGAAAAAGCTCGTCGACAACGCCAGATTCTCGGTGAAGCAAAGCCGCGTCTCAAATCACGCAAAGAAATCACAAAAGCCCTCGAAGGTGCCAGCGGTGAATACGCGGCGGCTCTGCGCTGGGTGCTTGGGGAGGCCGTATGACAATCGTAAAAACCCATACCGGCACCGTGATCACCAAAGACGGTCCGCAGGTAAAAAAACTGCACCAGACAGAGCGGATGTGGGTCGTCGGCAAAAACGAGTTTTACCACAAAGAAACCGGGCGCCGTCACTTTGCAGAAAATACGCGCCGCCGGTTGTTGTTGGAAACGATTGAGGCGATAGGTGGTTCACATGACTGAACACGTCGAAAAATACACAAACAAGGCTATAGAAATCATTGCCGACTATATCCAGCGCACTAACAAGAAAAACGAGCAGTTACAGGAAGCGAAGGTGCGCTTGGATAAAAAAATCGCTCTGTTCGCAGACGATGAGAACTGCAACACAAACAGGCTGATGTCCGTATTTTTACCAGCAATGACCAGCCATACCCGAGATGGCTTTTTCGAAGAGATAGCAGCGGCGTTAGAAGGGGCGCAGGCATGAATAACGAAAACGAACTCACAGCAGCACTGTTAACTATCGAGAAATGCCGCGAGCTTTCAGGCTGCCCGGCTGGCGTAGACCTGCAGGACTGGGTGAAGCAGCTGGCGGCGGAACGTGATGCGGCACTGAATGCTGAGCGCGTATGGGAAACAGCCATGATGGAAGTTTGCGGAGAGGATGGCCCGGCGTCGGTCGCGGCGGTGATTAATGCGCTGGCGGCGGAGAATGTGTCGCTGAAGGCAGGCGTAACTTACTTCGCGTACTCACCAGAATACGGTTTTGATTATTTCAAAGATAAACAGAGCGCTATAGACACAGCGCAAGAAGAGATTGACGCTTACCGTGAGGATGCAGACGACGGCTGGAGTGAAGATGTTCATCGCGTGTCATGGGGTGTCGTAATTCAGCAGGCTCAAGGCTTCGATGCCCAAGGGAAGCATACCTCCCATAGCCAGCATACCTATCAAACATGCGATTACCGGCTGGTTGACTTGGTATCAACTCCCGCCACCGATCGCATCGTCGCCGGGATTAAGGCTGATGGTCGTGTTGAAGGTGCGCACTTTGTGGCTAACCGTATGCTGGCTGCCTGGGGTGCGGGCTTTATCGAAGACTCAGCCAAAAACGCCGCCGATATCGCCCGTATGATTCTCACCTCAACCGAGTTTATGGCAGATGCGCCAGAGGGTGATTTCGACCGTTCTTTTGCTGATGGCATCTTGGAAGATATCGCCAAGCCGCTGCGCAAGGGGACCGACAAATGATCCCTGAGATTAGTTCGTTAATCACCTCTGGCGCGCTGTTTGTCTCCAACCATTCAGGCGGGAAGGACAGCCAAGCGATGCTCATCAATCTGCTTGAGGTCATCCCGCCGAAGCAGATCGTCGTCGTGCATGCGTCGCTTGGCGCAATGGAATGGCCGGGGGCGCTGGAGTTGGCCCAGGAGCAATCAGAGGCCGCGGGTTTGCCTTTCGTCGTCGCCCGGGCAGGCAAGACCCTGCTGGAGATGGTAGAGCGTCGATTCGAGAACCGCCCGGAGGTCCCGAGCTGGCCTTCTGCCAGTACACGCCAGTGTACCAGCGATCTTAAACGCGGGCCTATCCAGCGTGAAGTCAGGCGCTATGCGAAAGCTAATGGCTTCAAACTGATCGTTAACTGCCTCGGTCTGCGTGCGCAGGAATCGCCAGGACGCGCTAAACGACAGGTATTCAGACGTAATGACACCGACTCTAATTCCGTCCTGACCTGGTACGAATGGCTTCCAGTTCACGAACTGAAAGCCGATGAAGTATTCGCCACCATTCGCGAGGCTGGCCAGAAGCCACATTATGCCTATGAGCTGGGAAATGAGCGCCTCAGCTGTGTGTTCTGCATCATGGCGAGCCGCAACGATCTGAAGAACGGCGCAACGCATCACCCTGAACTTCTGGAGCAGTATGCGGAGCTGGAGACACGCACTGGCTACACCATGCACATGAATAGAATTCCGATCAAGGAGCTTGCAGCATGACTGATATCACCGAACTGGCGCAGAGCATGAAAGCGGCAGCAAAGAAAGCGACTCCTGGTCCGTGGGCATTAGCCCGCGACAGGAAAACAGTAGTCTCCAATCAGTCGCATCCAATCGCGAACTTATCAGATGCTATGCATCGTATGTTGGCTGATGGCACTACCGGACAAGACGCAGAATTCATCTCCCTGGCTAACCCTGCCAACATCCTCTCGCTGGTAGAGGCGCTGGAGAAGGCGCAGACCATCAACGCAGCAGCCGAGAAACTGGTCCGCTGCAAAGGTCGCTATCACAGCGAGCAGAACTATCGCGCATTGGCTGCGCTGTTTGGCGTGAAAACCCCGGACCTGCCGCCGCTGGAGCATGAAAACGTCCATTATGCAGATGCTGCAGAGATGGAGATTGAAGCACTGCGCCAGCGCATCGCCGAGTTGGAAGAAAGCAACGCTCAGGTCATCCAGTCACGCGACCACTACAAACGCATGACCGAGGAAGGGTTAAAGCAGTTGGCGGAGGCCCGCACCGTGAAGCAGCCAGACTTACGGCAGATTGTATCTGGGGACAGATATGTCTGGTCTGATGGTGTTTATAACTACAGCCAGGACGTAAAGGTAGCGCTGGCCGCCGCTGGCATCAAGGTGGAGGTTGAGTGATGTGGGTGCTCATTATCTGGATGTTCGGCGGTTACGAAAACCCGACCATTACCACTCAAGAGTTTCAAACAGAATCCGCCTGTCGAGCTGCATTTGCCGAAGTGAAAAAGGTAAACAATGCCGACGTTTCTCTACGTGGCGTATGCACGCCTAAGGGTGACCAATGACCAAATCAACCATAACCAGAGAGCGCCTTGAGGCTTTAGCTAACGCTGAATATTGCAAGTCCAACCCCGGAGCGTGGCTTCTTGGCTTAAAGGAAGTGAATGAACTGGCCCGTATGGCGCTGGCCGCAATGGACAGCGAGCCTGTGGCGTACATCAGCAAATCAGACTTTGATGCCGGTTATCTGCACATCCTGGCAAGAAGAGATTTCAATAAGGCTTGCACCATGCCTGTATATGCCGCGCAGCCAGCGCCGGTAGTGCCGGAGGAATGGACTATTGCTGATGCCGTGAAGTTTTGCAAAGAAACTGGTAGGCAAGATGCCGGAGCTGCAATGGACGCCTGGAACGCCTGCCGCGCCGCCATGCTGCAGGAACTCCAAAAAAGTGCAGGAACTGAAGCAACCTGCAGGGGTAACGAAAATGCGCAGGTGCTGAACACCATCAAAGCCCCGCCAGCTCTGGGTTCTTTGCCAAAAACAGGCGAAGTGCAGAACACCAACTCTCCGGTAATTCCGGATGGTTACGTGATGGTGCCGAAGGAGCCGACAGACGAAATGATAGCCGCCGCTATGAACTGCGAAGATGTGCTGTTCAATAGCGATGATTCATTCTGCGTACAGTTCGGGAATATCTATGAAGCCATGCTCGCAGCCGCACCGCAGTCACCCGGCAGTGAACCGGCCACCGTGCCGGGTAAATGGATTCCGGTAAGCGAGCGGATGCCGGAGGATGAGCAGGAGGTGCTCACCATAAACAAAATGGGCCATCGCTTTGTATCATTCTTCGATAAGCACTCAGGGCTGTTTTTCGACAGGCTTGATGCGCCAGCAGCATGCTGCATAGAGCACGTGCTGGTAACCCACTGGATGCCGCCTCCATGCGCCCCGCAGGAGGTGAAGTGATGGCGTACATCTTCCTGATTTTCGTCATCAGCAGCAATACATCGAATATGCAGGTGGTTCCCATGCAGAGTATGGAGCAGTGCAAAGCAGCCATTAAGGCGATGAAAGTTGCAGATGATAAGAGGTCCTGGGACGACGTTTCGCCAAGCGTAGATAATATTCAATGCGTAGAGGTGAAAGGTGCCTAAATCCCCCGCAGAACGCAAAGCCTTCAGTTGAAATCAAACCCCTCTCCGGAGGGGTTTTTATCGTATATGCTCATTTTGCTTTTATCCCCGGGAAGGGCGATAATTACCTGGTCAGTCTGGACAACTGACAACTTTACCCCGGCGCCAAGTGGGGACACATGGCGCACAAAGTAAAAAACATCCGGATTAAAGATTTGTATGCAATAACCCTTCTGATCGTGATGATTGTTCAGGTTGTTGTAGTAAATGCAGTATTTGTCTGCGTGGGGCTTGGGCTTCTTGGGCTATCTGATGAAGCCCTGACGATTTTCGCGGGATGCTCAATGCCTCATATCTGTGGTCTTGTTTACTGCGTTATCCAATCCGTTTTCCGGGCAAAAAAATGAAAAGCCTTCTCTGCGGAGAGGGCTTTTTTATAGTTGATTAAACTGAAAATCTACGCGGATCGGGGTTCTCCCAGCGGTACATAATTGACATGTATTTCTGCAGTGTGAAGTGCGCTAAAGACAAGCAGGTTGCGCGTTGTGGTAATGCGGTTCCTCCGCCTTTTGCTGAGGCGCTGGTGAGGGCTAATTTACCGGAGATGTGCCTGAAAAAAGACATTGCAGCATGATAAAACCCGCTTCGGCGGGTTTTTTAATATGGAAAAACATCAATCTAAACATAAGCATGGTGTTAGCAAAAAGTGCTGCTGAGGGGTTGAACATTTCATGCAACCGGTATACTGTTTATTTGTGCAGTATTCATGTGAGGTGCTAACCATGAAAGTTGAAGTCACAATTGATAAACATAAAAAACTCCCTGATGGCGCCATACCTGCGCTTGAGCAAGAATTGCTGCGCCGCTTGTCCCAGTCTTATGATGACTGCAAATTAACCATTCGACGCACAAGCAACGATGGCCTTAGCGTTTTGGGCGGCGCTGATGGCGATAAAAAACGCGTTGAGCAAATTCTGCAAGAGACGTGGGAAAGCGCGGACGACTGGTTTTACTGATTCACCTTTTGGTGGCTGGCATTTCCCAAAGCTTCGCAATGAGCGTGCTGTCACCGGACTTTTTATTTGCGCCTGTATGTCGCTCAGGGGGTAGTGTGAGTGATGGTATTGAGGTTCCTACTAATCATTCCTGGTACGATGTCGTCAGGAGATCGGATGGCACCATTATTTGTAGCTTCCCGGCCGAAGGAAGGCATCTGATTTACAGGGTTAATGGCATAATTTCAATGCGACCTTTATTGCCCGAAGAAGAAGTTTTTACTCTAAACGGATTTATGAAATTTGCGGAACGACTTGGCTACCGAGTTCTCCCACCTTCTGATAATATGAAATCAACGGCCTGAACAACCGTTACCTACTGCGCCACGGAGAGAAGCCATGGCGCAATTGCACTTAATAAAACAATCTCAAGGTATCCTGATCCCCGCGACGCCGGAGACCAGTGATTTTCTGCAATCAAAATGCAAGCTCGGATCCGTTCTGGAAGCCGATTATAAGCTTGTCCGCAATCCGGCGTTTCACCGCCGTTACTTTGCTTTACTCAATCTCGGCTTTGAATATTGGGAACCTACCGGCGGGGCGATTTCGTCTAACGAGCGCAGGCTTATCACAGGTTACGCCAAATACCTTGCTGCATATGGCGGGAGTGAATCGGCGTTGCTTGATGCCGCCGGGCAATATCTCGACCGGATAGCTGAGAAGCGATCCGGCTATATCAGTATTTGCAAATCCTTCGATGCTTACCGGGCGTGGGTCATCGTTGAAGCCGGCCACTATGACGCCATACAGCTGCCGGACGGCACGCTGAAAAAACACCCTCGCAGCATTTCTTTCGCAAGCATGGACGAATGCGAGTTCCAGGAACTGTACAAAGCATCGCTGGATGTTCTCTGGCGGTGGATCCTCTCTCGTTCATTCAACAGCCTGCAGGAAGCCGAGAACGCCGCAAACCAGCTTTTAAGCTTCGCGGGGTGATGCCGATGAAACACTCATGGTTTCACCATCTCGAATGCACAACGCAGCAGGCCGACGAATTGGTAGCGAGATATCGTCAGCGGGGCGTAAAGGTCGAACGAAGCTTAAACCCTGACTATATGACATGGACCGTCAGCGCGCAGCTGGTGGAGGACAAAAATCCGCCTCGGCCAGACTCTCGCTGGCGCAACAGGATGTGGGGGTGAGTATGGCGAACCTTCGCAAAGCGGCCCGAGGTCGCGAATGTACAGTGCGGATCCCTGGTTACTGCAACGGCAACCCGGAAACCAGCGTGTTGGCGCATTACCGCCTGGCGGGTACGTGCGGCACAGGATGCAAGCCTGACGATACTCAGGCGGCGATCGCCTGCAACGGGTGCCATGACGTAATTGACGGCAGAACCAAAACCACCGATTTCACATACGACGAATTGCGCCTGATGCACGCAGAGGGGGTAATGCGCACCCTGGAAATCTGGCGGAAAGAGGGACTCATCAAATCATGAAAATCTACGATATCACGCCCATCGGCAAACCCAGTATGACCAGAGCTGATAAGTGGAAGCAGCGTCCGGAAGTAATACGTTACCGGGCGTTCTGTGATGAAGCTCGTCTGCGCAAAATTCACCTGCCAGATTCCGGCGCTCACGTCACGTTCGTCATGCCTATGCCGCAAAGCTGGAGTCAGAAAAAGAGAGCGCAATACGCAGGACGTCCACATCAGTCAAAGCCCGACTGCGACAATATGCTGAAAGCCCTAATGGACGCTCTCTATGAGGATGATTCACACGTCTGGGATTGCCGCATCACCAAAATATGGGGCGAGAAAGGGCAGATCATCATTGGGGAATCTCTATGACCCTCGATCACTTCATGCAGTACCAAACCGAGAGCGTTAAGCGCGCCAGTATGCCGCCAGTAGCAAAGCACAACCTGTACCAGACCAAACCAAACCAAACCAAACCAAAACAGCCAAAGAGGGCCGCAGCGTGAATCTTGAAAACACAGTGAAATACCACTTCGCAAAATCTACGCTGATTAGCGATTCTCCGCGTGCTACCGCCTCAGATTCACTGACCGGCACCGACATCATGGCAGCAATGGGCATGACCCAGGAACGTGCCGCTATGGGGTATAGCGCTTTCCTGGGCAAGATGGGCATAAGCAACAATGACCGGGATCGGGCTATCGGACTATTGGCTGAGTACGCGCTGACAAAATGCGATAAGGTTGCTGCGTTGCGAAAGCTCTCGCCAAACGTAAAACCCCGGGTTATACGGATCCTCGCAGAGTACGCCTTTGAGGATTACTCCCGCAGTGCTTCCAGTAAAAAAACATGCGACTGCTGCAATGGGTCTGGATTCATCGACGCAGTGGCGTTCACCAACAAAGTAACGTATCCGGACGGCAAACCGCCGAAGTGGGTCAAAGTTACAAAGGGGATCTATCCATCATACTGGGAGGAGGTGAAGTCGGTCCGGGAGCAGGTCGGGGTGCTTTGCCAAAAGTGCAATGGAAAAGGGACTGTTAGCGCCGCCTGTAACGACTGCCACGGTCGGGGGAAGGTAGTGAACCAGGATGAGACGGAGAAGCAGGGAGTGCCTGTGATGGGTAACTGTAAACGCTGTGGCGGTCGCGGGTATGAGCGAATCCTCTCCACTGCTGTGCATAGGGCCATTTGCCAGATAACGGACGCCATCACTTTGGATACCTGGAAGAAATCGGTTAAACCGTTCTTCGATGTATTGATCACTAAATTCGATATAGAGGAGGCGTGGGCAGAGGCGCAACTCAAACAAATAACGCGGTGAGATATTTACTTTTCCCGAATTCGTGTTAATTTGTTCTAACGATGGGCATTGTGTGTTCACCGTTGAAGAAAAAATTTAAAGCCTCGGCAAATGCCGGGGCTTTTTCGTATCTGCAATCCGGTCAGGGCTCTTGGGTTGAGATGTGCTGCACGACACATTAACGCCCATGCCCGAGAGCCCTGAACCAGATTGAGGGTCGATCGTATAAAGGTAATTACGGCAGGCTGTTAACCTGCTTATCGTGGTTCGATTCCACGTCGTCCCGACAGATATTCCGCAAGTCGAACATGAAGACCTGCAAATGATTGCGAATCAGCAGGCCACGCCCGGGAAGGGCGTGATGTCAAAAGCTACCCCTCCCGGAAGCTCCGTTAGGAGCATAACCCCGGCCGGAGTAGCGCTCTATAAAACCTTAAGGAATCCTGACCTGCCAAAAATGGTAGGTTTCTCGATTGTTAATTTAAGGTAAAAAGTTTCCGTGAAGTTACCCGGTCAACCTCCAGACTGGGGCGGAAGTTGTCAGCCAGAGATGGAATTAAAAGACCGCAGACCACGGTATGGCAAGCTAACGGTCTTCCGAAGCAATTCGGCTTCACTCACGTTTCTTTGTACTAAACATACTTTTGCCTGCTCGCTGCAGGCTTTTTTCATCAATGACCTGTTTAACCATATGATGTGAATATGGTATTTGACTGCACAATCAGATTGATAATAAATTGTTTATGTGGTGAATCCCCCTATGCGGAGGGGCGACCAGTCAAATCTTCTCTGTAAATGCAGCGCGAGCCATGTCGACTGGGGCATGCTCACCGGGAGGCACCCGGCACCACACCTAATAAAAAATGATGATAGCTGTAAGGCCCACTTCGGTGGGCTTTTTCTTTGGGCAAAAAAAAAGCCCGCATGGTTTCATGCAGGCAAGGCAGTTACATTTAGATTTTGTCCCGGTATATGTTTTTTTGTCCGGAAGTCGAAAGATACTGTCTCGAATACATTTTGTAAATAACGGATTCAAATCACAAGGCCATGCATTTGCATGGCTTTTTTATTATCAGGTCCCGCGGAAATCATCACCGACATGCTTCGTTGTTAAATCCAGCCTGACGGGCCTGACCTTCTCACACACAGCTTCCCGATCTTTCATCGGAGGCGGTAACTATGGCTAAGCGTATGCAAGACAAAGAGAGCATTGCCGGGATGTCCTGGCTGGTTCTGCTGATCATTGCTTGCTGGGGTGGACTTGTCCGCTACCTGATAGATGTGAAGCAGAGCAAGGCAACATGGAGCTTGATCAATGCTCTTGCCCAAATGGTGGTTTCAGGGTTTACCGGCGTTATTGCTGGCCTGGTGAGCATTGAAAGCGGACTGAGCATTTACATGATTCTGGCAACCGCGGGGATAAGCGGCGCGATGGGCTCCGTAGCGCTCACGTATTTCTGGGAACGAATCACCGGAGTGAAAGCACAATGACAGCAGACCAGATTATCGAGGGGATCCTCGGCAAGGAGGGTGGTTATGTCGATCATCCGTCGGATAAAGGCGGGCCGACCCGCTGGGGCATCACGCAGACCACCGCCCGTGCACATGGCTACACCGGTGATATGCGGAACCTGCCCAGGGAAACAGCAAAGCAAATCCTGCTGAGCGATTACTGGACCGGCCCCCGGTTTGACCAGGTGGCAGCTCTATCTACGTTACTGGCAGATGAGCTTTGCGACACTGGCGTGAACATGGGGCCATCTGTAGCCAGTAAGTTTTTCCAGCGCTGGCTGACCGCAATGAATATGCGCGGAAAGCTGTATCCCGATCTGATTCCGGATGGTGCCATTGGTCCCCGAACCATCACCGCGCTTAAGGGATACCTTTCCGCCCGCGGGAAAGAGGGTGAACAGGTTCTGTTGCGTGCGCTGAACTGCAGCCAGGGTGCCAGATACCTCGAACTGGCGGAGGGCCGCGAAGCCAACGAGGATTTTCTCTACGGCTGGGTTAAGGAGCGTGTCCTGTGAAGGTGATCATTTTCGCTTTGCTTGTGCTGGTGGCTGTGCTCGTTCTGTTACTTCTGCGCAAATATACCCGGCTGGAGTTCGTAGGGCATGCCAGCTTGCTGCTGAAAACGTGGTCTGTAAAGCTGGGAGCTATCGGCGCGCTGGTTGGTGTATGGGCGCAGTCGTTCCCGGATGCTGCGCTGCACGCCTGGGCGGTGCTGCCGCCGGATATCAAAAACATCCTGCCGCCAAACATCGTTGCGTTGATTAGCCCAGCGCTGGTGGTGCTGGCCGTACTATCGCAATACGTACGCCAGCCAGCATTGAAAGAAAAGGCCGACGAACTGAAGGAGCAGCAATGAGCTTTGAAATTATCGCGGGACTGGTGGTCGTCATCCTGGGTGCTATTGCTGGCGCGTTCGGCATTGGCCATGCTCGCGGGGCCAGTAAGGCGAAAGCCAAAGCTGATCAGCAGCGTACCGAAGAGAAGGCCGCCGCCACCGTCGCCGCGGCAGAACGTAAGGCGGAAGTTGTGAAAGAGGCAAGCGATGTACAGGAAGACGTTAAGCGTATGGGCGATGACGATGTTGATCGCGAGCTGCGCGAAGGATTTACCCGCCCCGGTAGTCGTTGATACGGCCTGCATCTGGGTGCGGATCATCTACCTGACTGACCACGATATCGACGTGTTGGATAAGCAGACCAAGCGCGACATTCTGGCGCACAACAAGGCAGTGCTGGCGAACTGTCCGCGGGAGAAAAAATGAACGAACAAGCAAATAAAATTCTAATCGACCTTTTGCAGAGAGCCGCGAGCGGGGTTGATGCTGCCGTGTCTTTTAGCCAGGCTCAGGTTCCTGACATCATCCGGCAGTTGATGGTGTGGAAGGCAGCGGCTTACGGCATGCGGATCTTATTTATGTCGCTATTTCTCCTCGGGTGCATCCTGTTATTCCGCAGGGCGCTGAAATGGCATGAATCATATGATAATGAGACGCTTGGTTTCTTTTCGTTACTTTCCTCTGCATTGACGGGGTCGCTTCTTGTTGTCGGGATTCTGGCGAACATATCCAACCTCGTGCAGCTCTGGTTGGCACCAAAAATTTGGCTCATCGAATACACAGCTGAATTGTTGAAGGGTTAGAGGTACTTAGGATTTACGAAGACGCCTGGCAATCGCGCGCACCAAAATGCAGGAAGCTTGTATGTGGGCATGCCGCGCTGTTGCCCGGCCAGATGCTGACTGTTAACCCCACTAAGGGCTAAATCAGCCTTCATCCCCACATGAGGATATTACAGAAGTTACTAACTGAGTGGCTTCGATAATGCTATAGTTCACCAGAAAAAGATGATTGTATGGAGGCATGAGATACTGCTCCTTTTTAGCACATAAGGGTTATGTTAGTGGTGAATGTGACTATTAACAGCGGGATATGTAGTTATTTATTTTTATTTCTGACTATGTGGCCAGTTTTTATAACGCTGTGTCTAGGGATGTCTATAGCATTTTACGGAGTGTTAATGAAGAAAACTGCACTTGGCTGGCTACTTGCCGCTTTATTTTTTGGAATTATTGGAGGGCTGTGTGGGTATTAACTCACTGACGCTGAGGTTTCTTTTCGAAGTCTTCAAGGATGTATTGCTGCCGTTATCCATCGAATGCATGTATGCTGGTAAGGATTTTTAAAGGAAAAGGAATGAATAATGAATACCCAGAAGCTTTTAGATACATACATGTTAGTTGGTGCCGGTCTTTCTCGCGTCAAATATGAGATTTTTTCAGGAGATGAAGGATCATATGCGTTTATTACGATTTACGCATATGAGCCTCATTTCCATGTTAGGGGTTATGATTCCTTAAAGTTAGATGAAGCTGTTGATATCAAAGAGCAGATCGAAGGGCATTTTGCTGAGAGATATCAGTAGCCAATATCAGTTGTGTGAATCTACAGCCCTGCTTATGCGGGGCTTTTTATTGCCAGAAGCAGGAGAAGAAGCATGTTAACAGTAAAAGTGATGTCACCAGATGGTGGTGAAGAAATCCATTGCGGCCGGAGCATTGGTTTCAATCCCAACCAGCAGAGTATCTCAGTGTCGGGAATGGACCAGAACGTTTTCCTGAAGCAGGGAGAAGTGGCGTACGTGATGAACGCAAACGGAAAGACCATTTCCCGTTACGAGCACTTGACCTGA